GGATGGCAAGCCTGTTCTGAAAGAGAACGTTGTGGCTATGGAGAAACAGAAGCTACAGTACGTTTCTCAAGGCACACTTATGAGTGGTAGGTCGGGACCAGAGAGCTATACGGAGTATTACCGTGTAGAGTCTAGGGTACTACCGGCTGGCCATGTTGGTTCTACAGATCAGGTTGCAGTAGCCCCGTCAAGCGTTGTAGGTCATATGGAGTGGGTCAAGGCCCACATGAATGACGAATCTATTGGTGTGCTTCCGCCTACTCCCGCTGGACCTATTGGCCCTTGGGTTACAAGCGGTAACCAAATCAAGAACGTTCGTCGTGATCCGATGACAATCAAAACTATCCCAAAGCCAGAGGCAAAGCGGTTGACGAAAGCCGATATGGCCAAGGCGGCGAAGGGTACGATTGACGAGGACCTACTCATAGAACAGTGGCAGGAATACAACAGGTCATCTAGACATACCAAGCCGCTCCCGTCCGGGTCAAAGGCTGGCGTTGAAGACCTCGTTACGATTGACGAGATCAACGCAAAGAAGAAAGCCGAGCGCGAAGCTGAAAAGCTCAAGGCCCAGGAGGAATTTCGTGAGTGGTACAAAGAGGAAACGGAACGTACAGGTAAAGCGCCAAAACTGAAGGGTAAGATAGCAGAGACTGTCACTCGTCAGGAACGCCACGCGAAGCTGGCGGCCAAGAAAAAACCGGCCCCGCGTTACAAGGATCAATCTATCCCTGAGAATATCGTCATCGACGGGCACCCAGCGGGTAGTAAGAATCCGAAGTTTTCATTCGGTGAGAAGATCCATATCTTTACGCGAGCACAGTGAGGAGTCATATGACTGACGAAAAATTCGATATGGTTTGTCATTTCGACGAACTAGTCCCCCTCGAAAAGGGGGAGCAAGGTGATGACGCTCCCTGGCTGATGGCTGGTTGGGCGTCAACACCTGACCTTGACTCACAGGGCGAGCGAGTTGTACAGCATGGTCTGGAAGTTGACCAGCACTTGAAAAATGGTTGGATCAACTGGAATCACAAGTCTGATCAGATCATTGGTACCCCTCGCGTATGTGAGGTGAGGCAACGACACGGTAAGCCTTCTTTGTACACTGAGTTCGAGCTTCTCAAGAGCATACCACGAGCAAAGAACGTGTGGGAGTTAGCCAACGCTTTGGCCAATTCCGGTACGGGTCGGACGTTAGGTCTGTCTCTTGAGGGCAAAAAGCTACAGGTCTCCAAGACAGGTACGATTCAGAAGGCTCGTTTGTTGAACATCGCTGTATGTCCTAACCCAGTCAACCCGGAGACTTCCGTGCAGGCACTGGTCAAGGGCTTTAGCGGCGAAGACGTCGACCAAGAGCTTTTTGATCCGCCTGAGATCAGAGAGACAGAGCTTGCAGACAGAGTTGAGTCGGTTGTGGCTCAGGCTATGACGAAAGCACTTGGCTCTGGTTTCGACGTGGGTGGTACCTCCCAGGTTGGCGGCGATGCTGTCAAGAAGGAAGGCTATGACCTTACGCCGAAGCATCTTACGGTAATCGAAAAGAGCGACCCTATCAGGACCATGTCCCTCGGGCCAGGTGTAGACACAATCCGTGATGCCCTAATGAGGGTCCATGATTCGCGTGGTGGTCTCGTGAAGTCTGAGGCCGCCCTACTTCTTTTCCTCGACCCGAAACTTGACGTTGGGTTGCAGGATTGTTTCAAGGTGTTAGGAGTAGGCGAGTAGCCTCAACACACCACGGAGGAAAGTCAATGTCAAAATTCGCAAAGTCTCTTGATCATGCTCGTGACCTTCTGATGAAGGGCGAGGAAACCCAAGAGGACGATATCGAGCTGGAAGATGACGAAGAGGGAGAGGAAGAGAACGTGGACAAGGCGCAGGAAATCGACCTGGAAAAGGCCGAGGACGCGAGCCCTGAGATGGGCGAGCTGATCCAAGCTGATGAGTTCATGGCTTCTCTTGCTCAAAACCAAACGGACAACGCCGAGAAACTCGCCAAAGCCATCGAAAACGACCAGAATGCTACGATGCTGCTTCTCAAAGCGGTAGGGGACATGGGCGAAACCATTAATGAGCTGACTGAGAAGGTCGACGCCATTGGTTCGGTTCCGCAGCCTCGCCGCGCCGCTCTCAGTAAGTCTGAAGCCCAACAGGCTTTGGATGGGGCCACCGAGCGTGCTCCAATCACAGACCCAACACCCGCTGATGTCGAGGTTCCCTCGCTGACCAAGGGTGTTGTTGTCGAAGCGCTCAACGCGGCGGCTCTTGAAGGAAAGTGTGATGTTTCCGACGTCATGAAGGCAGAAGCCACTGGCGGCGGCGGTCACATGAAGAACATTCCTATCCAGGCTGTTTTTCCTGGGTTGTCTGAGGGTGGCAAAACCGTGGTGCGAAAGCTTATCGCGGATCTCCAAGAGTAGTGATCGGTAGGCGATCAACAACAATCGGGCCGTAAACAAGGAAAAGGTAAGAACTATGCATCGTATTGCATTCATTCATGGTGATCGTGGCGGCGCGGCTGGTAAGCAGATGAAGATGTCTCTCGCTCAGGCGAAGAAGACTCTTGCCATGTTCCAGGGTCTTGACATGAAAAAGATGGCCAAGGGTCCTAAGTCACAGGTGTACACCACCCCTGGTGGCGACTACACCTATGGCCAGGCCAAGAACGAGATGGGCCGCATGAGGCGGATCATTAAGAAGATGTCTCCCAAGGGTACCGTCAAGGGCAAGGGCGTCGGAACTAAGAAGGGCGGAAAGGGTCTGTAGACTCTCCACTCGCTGAAACACACAAACGAAAACTGAAATAGGAGAATATACCAATGGGTATGGCAGAACTTGGCGGCGCTCAGGGCTCGTTCTTTGGTTCCACGAACCAGGGCGAACTTGATATGCTCGCGAAAGCTCTCGATTCTGGGTACGACGTCGGTGGTGCTACTCAGACGGACGGGGATGCTTGGAAACTTGAATCTCTGGAGAAGACTCTCGCGTTGCTGACCGCTCGCGACGAACACATTCAATTCTATAAGGCTCTCCCGAAGCCTCCAGCACGTGCAACCGCGATTGAGTACGCTCGTCGTACATCGGTTGGTACGCGCGGCGGTGGGTGGCTCGCTTCTGGTGAGCTTCCTCCGAGCCACGACGCAAGTTACGACCGTTCAGTCGCCCTGGTGAAATACCTGGGTGACGTTCGTGAGATCAAGATGCCGTTCCTCCTCGTTGACACCCTCGTGGATCAGCGAGCTGAGACGACAGCTTCCGGTACTCAGTGGGTTATGGAGACTCTGGAGCGCGCGCTGTTCAAGGGCAACGCGAAGCTCGGTGTTGCTGGTGCTGAGTTCGAGGAAATCGACGGTCTGGAGACTTACATCTCCCGTGACGCAGACGCTGCGAATACGATCAACCTTTGGGGATCGCCTCTGGAGGAGGGTAACATTCGTAACGCCGGTCAGGTAGTCATCGCTGCTCGTGGTCACGCGAACAAGATGTTTGCCCCTGTCCAGGTTTTGGAAGACTACTCAGCGGCGTACCTTAAGCACCAGTACATTCCCCAGCCGAACAATTCAGGTGGAATGACCATGGGTATGGAGGTCAACAAGCTCAAGACTGTTGGCGGCACGTACTCTCTCAACCCGATCTTTATGTATGAGGGTCTGACCATGGAGACGCCTCCAACGGCAGCAGCCGCGTTGGCGCCTTCTCCTGATCCAGCTCCGGTCATCACGGGCCTCGTCGCCGCCGGTACTGGTTTGTGGGGCAACTCCCTCGGCCTGACCGCCGCTGGCGCCGGTTCGTCCGGTACTGTGGCGTACCAGGTTGGCTACGGTAACAAGTACGGCGAGTCGATTCCCGTGGTTTCCGTTGCTGCCACCCAGGCGATTCTGTTCGCTCAGATGACGAACACCGTTCGTCTAACCATCACTAACCCGGCTGGCTTCGTGAACGCACCGACCTACGCGGCGATTTATCGTCGTGACACCAACGCTGATGGTGATATAAGTGCCTGGGGCTGTGTTGCTCGCGTGGCGCTTACTTCCGCTGTTCCTGGCGCTGTTGGTCTCGTCTGGGATGATACTGGCGTGAACATGCCAGGTACGTACCGCGCCTGGCTCGGTGAGATGACGCCCGACGTCTGTCACCTTAGCCAGCTCCTTCCATTCACCCGTATCGCCCTTCCGGCGCTGTCGCTGGCAGAGCGCTTCGCTCTCGTGATGTTCGTGTCGTTCATCATGAGGATCCCTAACAGGTGGGTTGAGTTCCGAAACATTGGCCGGAGAACCGTTTAGTCGGTTCTTTGGTGTTGCTGTTTGTGTGGTGGTGATCTGTAATGGATCACCACCACATGGACTCTCCACTGGAGGTATAACAAATGGCATCAAAAGGAATCAACTACCTCAACCACTGTAACGGCCCGTTTGACCGTTTCAAGTTGGGTACCGTGTTCGCTTCGTGGATCACGTTCATGCGGACGGTTCACGCTTCGCTGGGAGCCTCCGGGCT